TCTGCTTCTATGTCAGCCAAGGGCCTTGTCGTTTCGATGTCTGAATACGGCAATGCGGTTACTACGACCGCTCTTCTGCGTGGAACCAGCATGGTTCCGATTGATCCGCTGGTTGCGGAGCGCGTGGGCTACAACGCTGGTATTTCCATCGACACTCTTGCCGCTACTGCTTTGCAGGCTGGCTCGGTGACCTACGACGATTCTACGACTGGAACTGTTCACACGGTTACAGACTCTAGTGGTCTTTCGTCTGCTGGTATCCGTTCCGCTGTTCTGAAGTTGCAGGAGAACAACGCTCGCCCGATGAACGGGTCTTACTGGACTCTCATCGCTTCGCCTGCTCAGGTCATGGCCCTTCGTGGCGAGGCTCTGAGCGGAAGCAACCAGTCCGGCTGGCGCGATGTCACAATGCGCGAGCAGGGCATGGGCGGTAACAACATTTTCTACGGCCAGGTTGGTACGTATGAAGGTGTGAACATTATTGCTAACAACCACTTGCCGACCGCTACCAAGGCAATCCTGATGGGTGCTGAGGCGTTCGCAAAGGTTTACAGCAACGCTCCCGGCTTTGGCCCGACCCCGAACACGGTCGTGTCGCCGGTTGTCGATAAGTTGCGTCGTTTCGCCTCGGTGGGATGGCATCACTTGGTCGGATACTCCATCTTCCGGCCTGAGTCGATGGTCTACATCAACACAGCGTGATGATTGAGTCCCCTCCCCGTTTGGTATGAGCCAGCGGGGAGGGGCACTTCCCTATCTAGGAGAAAAAATGGCTCGTCAGTACGGTGCTAGCGGTAGAGGCGGCAGAAAAAAAAGTACAGCGCAACTTAAGGCTGAAAACGCTGGCGTTAAAGACGGCACTATCCGTAAGGGCAAGGGCGGCAAAACTGTTCGCCGGTACAACGCTAAGACTGGCCGGTGGGAAATCCTTAGAGTGATTGACAAGAAGGGCCGCACTAAAGCAACGAAGAAGACTTCTAAGCCTAGTGATACTTCAAACCCGCCAAGCCAAAACGACTCTTCTAAACCAGATACTTCTAAAGGGCGCGTTGAAGGTCTAAAGCGGAGTATGCCACGCAAAAAGCAAGCAGTTATTGATCCGCTGGGCACACGTAAAACTGTTAGGAATCGTCCTGAGCGTGGCGTGCCTATGCGTTTGACAAAAGAGCGTGAGCGTAAGGGGCCGCTCAAGTACGTAACTAAGCCTAAATATCGCTGGGTGAAGGTTGGTAAGTGATGTACGGAAAAATGTCTATGGCTTCTCCAGCAAAGATGAAGAAAAAGAAGAAGCCTTTGTCGAAGCGTCAGTCAGACACGATGAAGAAGCACTCTGAGCATCACAGTAAGAAGCACATGGCTGAGATGCGTAAAGAGATGAGTAAGGGTGCGACTTTTACTGAAGCCCACAAGAAGGCTAAGAAGAAGGTTGGAGACTAGCCGATGCACAAGCGTAAGCCGAAGAAAGACCCTAACTACGACGGCGCTTTCCTTAAGCCTCCGGTAAAGGTTAGGAAGAAGACCATTAAGAAGATGGCTGCTGAGGGGCCTAAGAAGCGTTCTTCTCGTTATGGTGCGCTGAAGGACGGCCCTAAGAAGAAGGGCGAGGAGCCTGGTCAGCGGCGTACTCAACAGCGCACGAATCGTGTTGCTCGCTTGAACGCGAGTAAGAAGGTTGACAACTTGCTTGAGGCTGAAGCAAATGAGCGGCGAAAGAGAAAGTCTCGCTAAGTGGCTAAGAAGAAGGCCAAGGCTAAGAAGCCAGCAAAGGTCAAGAAGAAGTACAAGACCGATGCTTGGACTCGTAAAGAAGGCCAGAACCCTGACGGTGGCTTGAATGAGAAGGGCCGCGCATCTTTGCGTGCAAAAGGCCAGGACATTAAGCGGCCTCAGCCTGAGGGTGGTAAGCGTAAGAAGAGTTACTGCGCCCGTAGCAAGGGGCAGATGAAGATGTTTCCGAAGGCCGCTAAAGATCCTAACTCGCGGCTACGTAAGGCTCGTAGGAAGTGGAAGTGTAGAAACTAATGTCTCAGTACCGCTTGGTTCCCACGTTAACTAAGCCGGGTGTTATCCCACCTCCGGTAACGAGTGACCTTACTTTGTGGCAGGTTTTTCGCAGCCCTCCGTCTTACAAGAGTATTCTTATTGACTCGGCTGGCACGGTTACCGCTGTCCAAGCACCGCTCAATAAAGATGTTAAAGCGGCTACGGTCTACATTCCCGGCGGCCACCAGTTTATAACAGAGGAAAATAGTTTCGCGTATAATTCTCTAGTAGCGGCTGGGTATACTTTAGAGGCGGTTGTGTAATGACTACGATGGGCGATATGGTCGCTGAGGTTCGGCGGCTTACTTACGGAACTCTTACTGAACAGTTAAACCTTATCAAGACTGATTACTCTGCTGGGCAGACAGAGATTTTCTTGGATATGGACACTACTCAGATTCAGCCGGGGTCTATTCTTTCTGCTGGTCTTAACGTGTGGTACGTGAGGAGTGTCAGCAGCGGATCACGCAGCGTTCTCGTTATTCCTGGTTATGACAATGCACCGCAACAGGCTGGGTCTGCTGGAGAGTTTGTTTACGTCCGTCCTCGCATGACTAACTGGCAAGCGTTTAGTCAACTAAACCACCAGTTTAGTATCTTGAGCAGCCCGTCTGTTGGCATGTACCCGCTGGCTTCTTGGGAAACTGACATTGATACTACGTACCAGACGTATCCTTTCCCGACTGGTGTTTACGTTGAGGGCATTGTTCAGGTGCTTTACCGTTTGCCTGGGACTCCTGATGTTTGGTACGAGATGGACAACAGCACGTACCGGGTTTACAACGACAAGGTTCAGTTGATGTACAACGTTCCTACCGGGGGCGCTCGTCTTAAGTTTACTTACCGGACTCTCTACACAAAGGCTACCAACCTGACTGACGACGTTAAGACGGTTGTTGGCTTGGCTGAAACTGCCCATGACATTCCTCCGCTTGGTGTGGCTATCGGCTTACTGCGTACCACAGAGTCTCGCCGTAACCAGATACAGACGCAGACAGATGCTCGCAGGGCTGACGAGGTTGCTGCTACAGCAAACAACACAGACGCAGGGCGACTGGAAAGGGTGTATCAGAGGCGCATTAACGAGGAGTACAGCCGGTTGGTTTCCAAGAACCCAGTCACAATAGGTATCTAGCGCATGAGCGGATTGTGGGATGGTGGATCAAGCGGAACCGTTGGCATAACTGCTACGGTTTCTGAGCCGTATTACGACGCTCTCCAGCAGGGGCTAATTGACAACCTCCCTGACGTAGTGGGTATTGGTGGCAGGGCTTTCCTTGTTGACACTTCTCAGGGCCGATGGACACGCAACAGCGTCAAGGTTGTTGAGCAGCGCAACGTTTCTAGTACACGCGATCTAACGCTCCTACCTTCTGGTGTGTGGCGGCAAACCATCTCCTCATGGAACAAGGGCAGCGGTCAGTCCAACTTGGATCGTGACGAGTCAGACGTTAACCGTTTTTACAAGAGCATTAACATTGACTACTCAAACCAATGGCGAGCCTCTCTACTTAACCAGACTAATGAAGTGGCCGATCTTTCGGAAAGCGCAACAGCAAGGACGTACTTGCAAGAGGTTAACGGGGACTTGTTCGGCGCGGTCGGAACTAAAGTCTTTATGATAACTGACTTTACCAACTGGACTGTCTCGTCTTTAACGCTGCCGGGTAGCGGAGTTGCTACAGGGATTAGCAGCGACGGCGAGTTCGTCATTGTTTCTCACGGCTCAGACATCTCTCGCTACAAGAACGCTTCTGGAACTTTGACCCTTGTTGACACGTTTAACCCGTCGTCCAGCGGCTCTAACAACTTTGTGCTGTGGTCGCAGGATCGCCTTCTTACAAACATGGATAACGAACTGTATGATACGACCCCCGGCAGCGCTGCGGCTCTTATCTACACAAACCCTATTGCTGACTTTAAGTGGGTTGATGGGACTCGCGCCCCTAACGGTACGTATCTTGTCGGTGGCGCTGGTGACAAATGGGTTATCCACTTCCTACAACTAGACTCTACCGGCTCTACCTTTGACGCTCCAGTTGTCGCTCAGACATTACCTGAGGGAGAGATTGCTTACAGCATTACCGCGTACCAAGGATTTATTATCGTAGGGACTCGCTTTGGGTTCCGAATGATGGTCGCAGACTCCAACGGCATCCTGACCTCCGGCGCGAAAGTTCCTACGAACACTCCGGTCTATGACTTTGAGGGACAGGATCGTTTTGTCTGGTACACGCAATCTAGTATTACTGATGCGTATGAGTCACCGACAAACGAGGACACGGTTAGCACTTACTTCCCGCCAACAAAAGCGCAAGGTCTTGGGCGCATGGACCTGTCTGAGTACACAAACGTCGCTCTGACGCCTGCTTTTGCTAATGATCTTATTGCCCAAACAACACAGTTTTCTTGGCCTACCTTTACTGGCTCTACTCCTGACAGTATTGATACGGCAATAACAGCGGTCGCTACTGTGGACGGTATTAACGCTCAATCAACTACTGTCACAGGCCGCAGGGTTATGGCTAGGGCTGGTGGCAAGATTTATGCGGAGATTCTTGATACCCCGGCTCCTGGTTGGATTGAGCAGGGCCGCATGTCTTACAGCGTTGAGGACAATAAGGCTGGCCTGTATCAGTTAATTAAGTGGTCTGAGCCAAATGACGGCGGCATTTTCTTGGATTACAAGGCTGATGGTGGCGACTGGTATCGGTCTGCTCGCGTAAACATGAACGTAGGCATTACTAGCGGCCATAGAAGCACCGACGGTCTTGTGTTTTCTAGGTTAGAGCCTAGGTACGTGATTATCCCTGGGACAACTAATCCTGCTATTACTCGCTGGGAATTGCGTAGCGTCCCAGCGGTCGGTAAGGCTTCCTCTTGGACTGTGCCAATTATGAACTACCAAGAGTTAGATATTAACGGTGTGAAGGTTGTTCGTGATCCAGTAGAGGAACTAGCATTTTTAATGAATTTAGTGCAGTCTGGTGCTTTATTCTTTTATCAGGAAAGCGGCCTGGTATACTCAGTCCACGCTACAGGGTTTGAGTGGCGGCCTGAATCCTTAGCAACGGGCGGCCTAGGCTGGCAAGGCACGTATGTTTTGACTGTAGAGGAAATTGTATAATGGCAATTAGACAATATAAGGGATCAGCCAAGGCTACGTTACTTGTCGGGCCTCTCAGCGCTAGCGCAACAACCATTCCGACGACCGGCTTTACCGGCTGGCCGGATGGTTCTGTAGGCCCGTTCTTTGCGGTTATTAACCGGCAGAAGCCTAACGAGGAAAAGGTACTCGTAACCTCTGTTAACGGTACGGATCTTATTGTTTCTCAGCGTGGTGCTGATGATACCGCCGCGCAGGCTCATAGCGACTCGTCAATTATCGAACACGTTATTACCGCTACTGACGCCCGTGAAGCCAACACTCACGTTAACGCCTCTGACGGTCACATCGGTATCGGTACGCTAGCGGCTCGCCCTAGCACTAATCTTGTTGTTGGTCAGGCTTACTACGCTACCGACGAGGAAATTCTTTACATCTACTCGTCTACTAATGGTTGGCGTGCATCAACCGCTCATCCACGGATTCTTGAAGACGTTGACCTGAGCAGCACTTACAAGATCAAGAACATGATCGACCCGACTGACGCTCAGGACGCTGTTACTAAGAACTGGGCTGAGACTGGCATGACTAGCCAGTTAGCGCAGGCAACTACACAGGCTACAAACGCTGCTGCTAGTGCGACTGCGGCTGCTACTAGCGAAACAAACGCTGCTACTAGCGCTACTAATGCTGCGACATCCGCTACAAACGCTGCTGCTTCTGAGTCTAGTGTTGCTACTAACGCTGCTAACGCTGCAACATCTGAGACTAATGCTGCTGCTAGTGCTGCTGCTGCGGCTACGTCAGCAACAAACGCGGCAACATCAGAAACTAACGCTGGCACTTCTGAAACTAACGCAAGTACTAGCGCGACTGGTGCTGCTGCTAGTGCCGTTTCTGCTGCGAACTCTGCTGCGGCTGCTGCGGCAGCGTTGGACTCATTTGATGACAGGTACTTGGGGTCTAAGTCGTCTGCTCCGACTGTTGACAACGACGGTGACCCGCTGGTTACGGGAGCCTTGTTCTACCTAAACACGGGTACGGCTGAGCAGATCGGCATGTACGTCTATGACGGTTCTGGCTGGATCAAGGCGAGTGCCGCTGCAACAGCGTCGATCACTACTTACGAGTACACGGCTACCGGATCACAGACAGCGTTCACGGGTAACGACCGGAACGGTGTATCGCTGTCCTTTACGGGATCGCTTCTGCAAGTGTTCCTGAACGGTGTGCTGCTGTCGCCAGGTAATGACTACACGACTTCCACAAACACGGTGACTCTGGCTAGTGGTGCTACTGCTGGTGATGAGGTGTTGGTGGTCGCGTTCGCTTCGTTCTCGGTGGCGAACACTTACACGCAAGCACAAGCGGATGCGTTGTTTGCCACTCAAGCGGAACTCGCGAGTGCGGGTTTCAGTCCAATTTTATTGATGGGAGCCTAAGTGGGCACGACATACAAAGTATTGGGACAGGCTTCGTCAAGCGCGTCGTCCCTGTCAATTACCAACAAGGCGTTGACGAGCAACGTCGCAACGTTGACGTTGAGTGCAGCGCACTCTATTGGCGTGGGCCAGCAGGTTAGCGTCGCTATGGATACTGCTGACGCAGCGTTCGATGGTGTGTTCACCGTCACCGCTGTCACCAGCACAACTCTTTCCTACGCTTCTGTTGCGTCTGACGTAACTAGCGTGGCGGCGACGGGAACGCTGACAGCGTTTGAGCACTCCACGCTCTACACCTGTCCGTCTGCTACGGCAGCCGTCGTGTCTACACTCACGATCTGTAACCGCAGTAATACGGCTGCGTACTACACGATTGCCATTTCGGATTCCAACTCTGGTGAGCCAGCGACCAGCAAGTACATCGTCCGTAACGATGTTCTCACAGGGTTTGAGACGGTCGGCCTCACTCTTGGTCTGACTTTGGATGCAACAAATAAGTATGTGCGCGTGAGCGCGAGTAACGCGAACCTCACGTTCGCTCTGTTCGGATCGGAGATCTCCTAAATGGCAATCGACCGTCTAAAGAACCCGTTTGGTTCTACTCAAGTTACTTCTGGGTTGGCCCCAGAGAATTGGGCGTATGCGAGCGCACAGACCGGCGGCGTGACACCGTTCACGTTTACTGGTGATGGTACGGCTGGCACGGTAAACGGTGCGACTTACCGCGTGCATGAGTGGACTTACGCTGCCGGAACACCGGGATTTGATATTACGTTTTCGCAGGCCGGAATAATCGACCTGCTCGTGTGCGCTGGGGGCGGGGCCGGAGGTAGCCAGTACATAAGCACGTTCAACACGAACTCGGGGTATGCAGGCGGGGGTGGTGGAGCCGGTGGGCTGATTCTTCAATACTCCTACGGCGTGACCGCTTCGACGTACAGCGTGACTGTCGGAGCCGGTGGAACGCCGGAACTTGCAACCGCAACTAATACTAACTCGGGTCACGGTGAAGATTCGGTTTTCGGTTCCTTGACCGCCGTTGGCGGTGGTTGCGCCCCACGCGGTTACACAACCTCGACGGGGAACACTCACAGCGGAGGATCGGGTGCGGGTGGCGCATCTGGATCAAACACGATCAAGTCTGGCGGCACGGGGACCGCAGGCCAAGGGAATCAGGGCGGCGATGCACCGCCTATTGATACGGCAAGCATTACAACGATTACTGGGCATGACCCACTTGGGGCTGGTTACGGCATCATCGGCGGCGGTGGCGGCGGTGGTGGCTACTCAGGGCCGGGAGGCGACGGCAAGCCGCAGTACAACGATCTATTAAGCCTCGCTGGTGGCGACGGTGGCGACGGTGTTGAACTGAAGTTTGATGGGACGCTTCGCGGGTTCGCTGCTGGTGGTGGCGGCGGTGTGGGTGTCAGAAGTTCATCAGCCGCGTCAGCGGTCGCGGGAACTGGCGGCACGGGCGGTGGTGGTGACGGTCAGGTTGGTCAAACCACTACCGGAAATAATGGAACCGGATTTGGCTGCGGCGGCGGCGGTACGGGCGGCAGTTGGGATGTGGGGTCAAACGGCAAGGGCGGGCACGGCTCCGACGGCATGGTCATCGTCCGTTACCGCATTGGCTAAGGGAGAGTAATGACACGATCAAGAGATGTTGCTGACCTGATTGCTACCGCTGTGGAAAGCGCAGACGCGAGCATCGTTGAAGTAATCGCTCTTACTCAAGCGGAGTACGACGCGCTCACTCCTGTCGCTACGACCTTGTATGTGGTGACTGATTAATGCCAACGACCGCAAAGTTGTATTTAGGTTCTACGCAGATCGGTGGTGCTGGTCTTGCTGGGGCTGTCATTAGTGACACTCCGACGGGTAACTACACCAGCGGTGGCGTGACGTATGACTATTGGGAGTTTAATGCGTCGTCATCCATAAGTGTCTCGCAGGCTGGCCTTGCTGATGTGCTGGTCGTAGGTGGCGGTGGAGGCGGCTCTCGGTCGTATGGAGGCGGTGGAGCCGGTGGAATGTTGCAGGTCACAGGCGGGTACTTAGCGGCTGGTTCGCACACCGTTACCGTCGGTGCTGGCGGTAGCGGCGGCACAAATACCACTTACAGAGAAAGTGGGATTGGTGGTAACGCTTCGATAGTTGGGCCGTATGTCTCACCGGGCGGTGGCAGCGGTGGAGAAACCGCCGGAAACAATAACGGTCAGCCCGGTGGTTCTGGTGGTGGTTCAGCGGATGCTGCAACTGGTGGCTCTGGGACGCCGGGACTTGGCAACGCTGGTGGCAGCGGCTTTTTGAACTCTGGAGCAGGCGGCGGTGGTGCAGGCGCTACGGGTGGAGTAGGGAACGGAAGTGGTGGAACCGGCGGTGATGGTGGTGCTGGTTTGGCTTCTTCTATTACTGGCTCTTCTGTGACTTATGCCGGTGGTGGCGCTGGTGGTAGCCGTTTTAGTACAGGTGGTACTGGCGGTACTGGCGGTGGTGGTAACGGAGGTTCTGGTAACCCAAGTAACGGCACGGCAGGCACAGCCAACACAGGTGGCGGTGGCGGTGCTGGGTACGCCGGAACCGGCGGTGATGGCGGCAGCGGGAAGGTTGTCATCCGTGTAGCGCGTCCGTACACCGCTGTTGAAGGTTTTGCTTCTATCGGTAACACGGCTACGGGAACTTACACTTCCGGCGCAGCGACGTATGCGTACTACCAGTTCAACTCAAGTGGCACGCTGACGGTGAACACGGCTGGGTTTGCTGACGTTCTGGTCGTCGGTGGTGGTGGAGGTGGCGGCGCATCGTCTTATGAAGGTGGTGGCGGTGCGGGGCAGCACTCAGAGTTGTCATCAGTTCATCTGACGGCTGGCGCACACACGGTCACAGTTGCCGCTGGTGGCGCAGCGCGCACTCCCGGCAGTAACTCCGAACTTGGAAGTTTGATCGCGTCGGGTGGCGGTGCGGGATCACCTAACTCGGCTATGGCTACTCGCGGCATTGGAGGCGATGGAGCCAACGGTGGTGGCGGTGGTGACATTACGCAGGCCGGTGGAAAGTCTGTTTCTGGTGGTTTCGCTGGAGGTAACGGTGCTGGTGGTGCTGCTGGAGGCGGTGGTGGCTCGTCTGCCGTAGGAGCAACCGCAACGAGTAACACCGGAGGTGACGGTGGGGCCGGAACCGCCTCGTCTATCACAGGCAGTTCGGTCACTCGCTGCGGTGGCGGCGGTGGAGCCGGTGGGGTAACTCAAGGCTCTGGAGGCGCAGGCGGCGGCGGCGACAGCGTTGTCAGCGGGACGGGTAATAACGGAACTATTAATACAGGTGGTGGCGGCGGTGCTTACAGCGGCTCCGGTGGCAGCGGTGTTGTGATCGTAAGAGTAAGAACAGCGTAGGAAGGTTAGTAATGGCGCACGCAGCACGAGTAGAGGACGGCATTGTCCGTGAAGTCATCGTCGTACCTGACGGTCTTGGTGGCGACGAGAATGACGCAGCAGTTGAGGCTTACATCCACGGCATTGGCCTGTCGGGTAAGTGGCTTCGTACTTCTTACAACAATAATATTCGTGGCCGGTACGCGGGTATCGGTTTCACTTACAACGCTGACCTTGACGAGTTCGTTGCTCCGGCTGTCGTTGAGGCAGAAGAGATTGGAGAAACCCCATGATGGATAAGTTGATGTCTCGTGAAGGACGCAAGTGGCTGTACGGGATTGCTCTTGCTGCGGTCCCGCTGCTGGTCGCTTACGGTGTGATTAGTGAGGATACTGCGCCTTTGTGGATCGCTGCTATCGCTGCGGTTCTCACGCCTACTCTCGCTCTCACGCACTTGACTCCTGACCTCCCGCCTGCTGGCGAGGAGCCTGAGGAGCGTTGAGTCATGGATATCACCGACTACATAGTCGTGGAGTGGCTTATTGGCCTTTCAGCGATAGTCGTTGCGTTGCTGGTCGTCATCAAGTTTGGGTACACCACGTATAAAGCCATTCATCGCATTGACCAGATGCTCGGTGTTGATCGTCAGGGCCGCACGATTAGTGACCGGCTTGAGCGTGTCGAATATCAGTTGTTCCCGAATGGTGGCACTAGCCTCGCTGACCGTGTAAATCAGATCGCTTTCGATCAGCGTGCGATTGAGGGCGAGATGAAAGCCGTGAAGGGCATTGTTGGGGCGAATTTGGAGGATCGGTGAGCGCATTTCAACGCAGGTTGAAGAAGTCGTGTGTGAAGTGGCTGGGGGCTGAGAATGTCACGTTTGTTGATGGGTGGACTAAGCGCCATAATGGTCGCTGGCGGTATGGCAGCGGCAATAACCCGGTCATGGCTATCGCGCATCACACGGCTGGCGGTGACTCAAAAGACCCGAACGGGAACCCAGGAGTGGTTCAGTATGTCATCCACAGAAGCACAAGAGTTCCTTATGCTAATGCGGTGATTGACAGCGACGGGCATACGTACATCTGCTCCGCTGGACCCGTATGGCACGCCGGTCGTGGCTCGTTTAAGGGAACTCGCTGGAGTCGCTGGGGTATCCCCGACAATATGGCAAATTGGGGAACCTGGGGCACAGAAGTAGTTAGTAAAGGTCTAAAGAAGGACTTTAGCCTTGCGGAGAAGAAGGCCCTGCGGCGCTTGCATTGCGCTGTCCGTGAGGCCGCTAAGTGGCAAGGAACTAAGTACAGGCTCGCCAATCACAAAGACTGGACTAGCCGGAAAATAGACACTCAATACTCGTGGGAATGGTTACTGAGTGGCGCTCGTAAGGTGTGGTCTGAAGGACCGTAGCCATAGAGTAAATTTGTGAGGAAAGCGATGAAAGGTAAGTCTGCTAAGGCGAAAGCGCCTGCAAAAGTTAAGAAGTCTCGTGTCAACGAGGCTGGCAACTACACAAAGCCTGCTATGCGTAAGCGCTTGTTCAATGAGATTAAGGCTGGCGGCAAGGGTGGCGCTCCCGGTCAATGGTCTGCTCGCAAGGCTCAGATGCTCGCGCAGCGGTACAAGGCTGCTGGTGGAGGCTATACATCGTGAAAGAGCCTCAGAAGTCTTTGAAGCGTTGGGGTAAGCAGAAGTGGCGTACTAAGTCAGGTAAGCCCTCTACACAAGGCCCGAACGCTACTGGTGAGCGGTATCTTCCAGAGAAAGCAATTAAGTCTTTGAGTAGTAAAGAATACGCTGCTACGACACGAGCAAAACGTAAGGCTACTGCTGAGGGTAAGCAGGTTAGTAAGCAGCCTAAAAAGATTGCTAAGAAGACTAGGCGTTTTAGGGTTCGTCAATGACGTTTTCTTTCTGGGGCCTGCGCCGCAGAGGGGATGCCTACTTGCCTTACGTTGCCTTGCAGTTGGACTTTAAGAACGGGCTTGCCTGGTGGCGCAATGGCTAATACTTGTGACCACGAGTGGAGTTACTGGCGCGGCATGGCGATCTGTGAAGAGTGTGGCGAGAGGAAGTGACTTGTGAATTTTGTGAGCGTGGATTCGATCCGATTTCTAGCCGGTGGCGCTGTCCTCATTGCGGGGCAAAGCATAACTGCTGCGAAGGCGCTCCTCTCGCAACTTGTGAAGCAGGCGGCAACGCTCGTTGAGGTACATGACGAGAGCCCATGCGACTGCGAACCCGGTTATAAGTATCATAACTACGGCGTAGAACAGCCAGGATGATGCGTATGTTTCTACCATGTGGAGCGGCAGGGATTTGCACCCTGGTGCTGACGAGTACCCTCGTGGGGTCTTAGTCGTCAGTCGATACTGTTCCCGCCCCGTACAGCGCCTCAAATAGTGACTCGCTGATGTCTTGATCTACGATCTGCTGCGCTATCTGTAAGTATGCTACAGCATCATCGTAGTTGTCGTCGTGTGAAGGATCGCCTTTCATGCGTGATAGTTTGACCATGCTCATCATCACAGCCACCTCGTAGGCGCTGATCCTCTTACCTAGCCATGCGCTCCACATGCGTGCTATCCGCTGGTGGTTTTCTCGCGGGTCACCGTAGTTGTTGCGCTCCGCTATAAGTTCTTTACTCGTCTTCATCTAGGTCTAGCACCTCCTCCCAGGTTCCTGTCTCCACCATAGCCTGTAGTGATTCTCTCCACAACCTACTGAGCCTGGATATCATGTCGTCTACTACGTCTGGATTCCATGACGCTTGTTCAGCGGTTAGTTCTACGCGCAGATCACCGAACATCACTCTTGCTGTGACGTTCTTACCTACCGCCACTTGTATTCCTTCTGCTCAAATGTAAAGGACTTGTTTACAACGGGCACGAGTTGTGGGCTGTATGTCCTGCCGGTTGGGTGGAGGACGCCGAACGCTTGCTGCCAGTTCATTGTCTTGAGGTAACTGACCTTCTTGTAGTCCATAGCGTGACCGACTTCCATGCCCCATAGCGTGCGGGTGAGCCTGCCGTTGATGCTAGTTGTGTGGGGGACTAGACCAGCGCGGTGTACGTGACCGCAGGCTACGTTGAGGCCGGTCTTTTCCGCTAGCCTCCGCGCTGTAGTACCCGCTATTTGTGACGTTCCTGACTCATCTCCGTGGAGGAGGATCCAGTCTGCTAGGCGTAGCCCTTGGGGATGCCAGTTGATGTCTAGTTCCGGCAGCCCCATGAAGTTGGGTAACTCAAACTCTGGTACGTCTAGTAGACCGGGCAGGCGACGCATGATTCCTGTTGCTAGACGATCTGTGTGGTTGGATCGGATGGTATCTGTTACTTGTAGGTCTTCAGCGATCTTCACCCATTGGTCACGCTCGTTGCCTAGTTGCCGGGTGTAGGCGAGGGGGGTTGATTCGCTCCAGCGCCCCATGCTCGTGAAGTCCAACTCATCTCCCATTGTTACTACACGGGTGATTCGTTTCTTGTGGTCTGCGACAAACTGACAGAGAGCGTTGACGAACTGTTTATCATGGAGTGGTATTTGTAGATCCGGTATTAATACAATCATGCTGGCCCCTTTATGTGTAGGGAGTGGCGCACACAGGGGCACTTTATCACAATTTAATAGAAGGTCGGCCCCCCAGCAAGGAGGGAACTGGGGGGCCTCATCAGGGGGACAAGTCCCCTGGATGCCGGGTCACCACTCCCGGCGGTCTAGCGAGCCTTCCTTACATCCAGGCGCAGGTTGCCGCTTGGCTGCATAGTTGTCCATCGTACCTGATGGTCACCCACGGTTCCGTTCACGCCTCGCAAGCGAGACTGGGCTTCAGTCTTGAGGGCCTTGGCTTCCTTCTCTGCCGCCCTAGCGTCTACGTATGCGGCGACAGCCTGGACGAGCCCATCTTCGGTGTAGTTCTCTTCCTCGCTTGTCTCTAGTCCTCCACGGCAAACGGTGTAGAAGGAGCATATGCGCTCGCAGACGGGCGCTGCTATGTCGCGGCTAGCGTCTTCGCCGTTCTCCACCGCGTAGATAACGTCCTGCACCCAGTTGTCTATCTCGTATGTGAGGGACGGATCGAACGGCTCTATCTCTAGGATGAAGTCGTCTTCCGCTCCGCTGCGATCCATGTACAGGTTGCCGACCTTGGTGTCTTCGGGATCCCAACCGTACTGTTGGATCATGCCTAGCGCGTACAGGTGGCGCTGGTACTTGTGGCTGTCGCTTACGCCAGCGCGCCGCACCCATGAGAAACCGTTGACTGTCTTGATGTCGATGACGGTTTTCTCGTCAGCGATCACGATATCTGGGTGTCCACCTATCTGTGCGCCGCTTGGCAGGGTGGCCCTGACGTACATATCGTGGATGCTTCCCAACTTCCATGACGGGTAAACGTCATGCAGCGCTGCCTCAACGTAGTTGTGCATGGCTGTACCAATCTGGGCAGCCCACATGGATACTTCGTCTGTTGTTTGCGTTCCCTTGGCGGTGAGTGTTGCTTTCTGTCGGCAGAAGCCAATGTCTGACGGGCCTAAGATTCCCTCACGGGATTGTATGGCGCGTGGTGAATGATGCTCTTTACTGTTCAGAGCCGACTTTACTTGTTCAGCGATGTTCATTGTTTCCTCCTGGTGGGTAAGTGCCCCGTGTTCGCTGGAGCCGGGGCCACGCTCCGTCCAAATCCACCGGCTAGGGTTTACGGTGGGTGCGAGCGGCTAGAATTCTAGCCGCTAGTCAAGGGTTGTTGTGACAACGGGCCTGGTGGATCCGTTGTTGTAGAGCGACAGTCCGAACTGGTCGCCCAGGTTGATAGCGGCACGCTTGAACGCATCGCTTTCAGCGGTCTTGATAGCCATGTCGTGTGCTTCTCCACGGCTGGGAAGCCTCGCAGATCCCACAGCGGCCTCGCTGTACACAGCGCCGTCCACTTGTAGCGACCCTACGATCTTGTAAGCGACATCCCACTTACCGTCCCGCTCGTCTTCGTACACAATTTCGGCCTGGGTAACTACCCATGACCACTTGGCGAAACCGAACACGCGGATCATGTGGGCTTTCACATCCCACGCTTCCAGGTACGACAGCATCTTGCCGCCGCCGCCTTTGCGTTGCGCGATCCGTGACTCGTTGATCGGCTTGAGCAGTTGCTCGCGTTGCTTCTCGTTCATTACATCTCCTAGTGGTGTAGGTGATCGGTGATATGTCTCTAGTATAGTCGATGTATGGGCTTAGCGCAAATCCGTCTTGACTCCGGTGATGTGGCTTCCGTAGTCGCTGACTTCCTTTCTCAGTTCGACTTGTTATCGCCGTCTGACCGGGCTCACGCTATGCAAACAATGATTAGTGACCTCCCTGAAATGTTGTATCAAATCCGTAATGACGCCATCGTTGACATGGCTAAAGAGGGCGTCTCTGCGGAAGAGATTGGTGACTTGCTTCTTATTAGTGACGCTGCTGTGAACATGGCGCTGTCTAAGGTTGGTTACGAGCGGCAGCGCAAGGTTCCTGAAGCGGCTCATATCCCCCTTCGTCATCCAGCAGCATCCCAAACGCGGTGACTTGGGGCATCATAACCGGCACTTCTCTTGGGTCTTTGTGCTGGTAGACGAGGTAGCCCGTGCTGAGAGCGTGCTCTCTGTTTTCTTCTATGGCGCGGTGGCATTGGTAGTGAACCCATACGCCGTTTGCAGGTGACGCCGTAGCAGGGTCTTTGCTTCCACCCATGCCTCGCGGTCTGCGGTGGTGTATCTGCATTTCTTCTGTCGCAGGGTACAGGCAGAACTCGCAGTACCCGTTGGCCCTGTCCTCAATCAGTTGCGCTGTCTTCTTCGTGAACTGCATAACCAGCCTCCTTCAGCAAAGTGACGAGCATGTACAGCGGCATGGTGGCGTACTGTTCTGCTCCATCGGTGACTCCGTGTTTTTTGTGGACTACCGCTCCGCAGTCTGCACCAGCGTTAGATGCTTCTTGCTTGAGTTGTTTGATCCAGTCAGGAAGGCTGTCTCGTCTATGGTTTTTGCACTCAATGACGAACGGTATTCGACTATCTCCACTACCGCTTCCTCCCATGTGCTGTCGTCCAGATGCTCTGCTAATTCCGTGAATGTCTCCACGGTCATCTGACCATCCAACACGAGTTCGATCAACTCTGAAACCGCTTTCTCGGAAATACTCCAAGATGACTCGCTCATAGCCATTTCCTTTTCTCCTCTGTGGTGATGTCAAGGTTAATCTTCTTCTTCCCAAAACTCATACTCTTCGTCAGCGTCTATCGGCCCGTGCATTTCGTCGTCACCGATAGCGTCGGAGGCGTTCTGCCACCCGTCGAACAGTATGTCGATCATGTCTTTCTTGCTGATGAAACCCAACTGCTTGCCGTTGTGGAACAGAGCCAGCAGGGGATCACCGTTTTCAGCGTCGAAACCGTAGAAGAATGTGATGAGTTCTTCTGGTCGGCTTGTATTCAGGACGGTGGCTGAGGTGGGGGTTCTGTGCAGCATGTTTACTCCGCTCTGAATTAGGATCCTGCCATCTTACCTCATGGGCGCTTTCCGTTACAGTAAGCGCCACTCCAATGCTGCCAGCCACCTTCGGTGACAACGGCGACAAAACCTATGTCTTGCCAGTACCCGTGCCACTTGTAGATGGGCTTGCTTTGCAGGTAGATACGCACTTCTTTCGCCACCAACTTGGGGACGCCCGTTTCCTTCAACTCTGCCGCCACCATGTAAGGCAGAGGCTCGTTCCAACTGCTGTTGAGGAACTGCCAGCGTCCAGATGCAGACGAGTTGGGGTTACGAGCCCCCACTCCTGACTGTATCTTTTCCAAAGTGCCGCCGCTTTCACGGTCAAGTACACACGACGCGAACGGTCGCCACTTCTTCGGGACTACAGCGGCCTCAGTTATTTTTTCTGAGAACGCTCCCTTGTGTGGCTTGCTCATGTTCACTTGTTGCGTGGACATCTCGTGATGCTGTGGGCCGCCGCCTGCGAACGCTGGAGTAGCAGCGATCAAGGCGACGATGATTAGTAGGGACGTTACTGTTATTAGGGGAAGTAATTTACGCATTTCGTCTCCCGTACCCGGTATGTTCCCCTGCTCCATTGAACCTGGGTTGCAGACCGTCACTTGGATCGTCAACGATTATGTTTCGCTTCTTGCGGATTTGTTCTCTATCGGCAGGAGTCATGCCTGCCCAGAACCCCCAGCGCTCGTGCTTAATGGCCCACTCGCCACATTGCACAAGTATCTCACACCCGCCACACAACTGACGAAACTGTTGTGTGAGAGCGCTGTTGGGCGTGCGGATCTGATCTTCGTAGAACATCTCCGTGTTGATACCAGCGCAGGCCGCTTTACCGTAGTTTCCGTGAAGGTTCATTAGGCATCTCCGTACTTGTCTGCGTAGACGGCTTCCCACTCGCCTGCGCTAATCGGTGTCCAGGGATAGACGCCTCCGCTGCGTAGCGCAACGGGCCAGTCACGCCCGGTGAAGCGGTCGCCACGCCAAGGGCTGAGTTTGACTATTCGCTGATCGGTGTTTGTCTTGACCCTGGATAGTCCGTATCCGGCGTCAGGCCAGCGCATGAAGTACGACGATCCCTCTGGCCGCATGTTGTTCCTGTCGTTGTTGAACCCGTGACCGGCGTGGTGTTCGACCACCATCGCACAGCCAACATGGTCACGCACCTTGTCTCCGAACACTTGGATTGCGCGTGCTGTCCGGTGAACGTTGTCGTCGGTGTCGGTGAGTTTGTAAACCGTGCCCATGTACAGGATGTCGGGGGCGTAGTGCCTGACCCTGGCGATGAGGTTGTTCCTCTCAGCAGGGTCAAGCAAGTTGATGACCCGCTGCCTGAACCAGCGCCACTCCGGTTCTACGTCTGGGCGTGCTTCCCGTAGCAGAGGCACGATGTCTACGACGTTGCGTTTGGTTTGCAACTCGTTGTTCTCAACGTCGATGAACATGACCCGCTTGGGCTCTGTCGGCTCCAGGTGCAGGGTGTCGTATCCGAACGCTGCCCCGGTGAGCATCTGGTAGACGAACATGGATTTGCCGCCGCCCTCGTTGCCGGTAATCATTAGGCGCTCGTTCTCCATGAGGAGCCTTGGGAAAGCCCAGTTGTCCTCCGCTTCAGGTGTGTCCAGAATGTCGCTGAGAACCAACGTGTCGTCATTTCTGTCTACCGGGGTACTCAGGATACCAAGACGGTCTGAAAGGGCCTCTAAGACGGCCTCAGGGCTTGTATGGCCCTTCTTGGTGTCGCTGAGAGCCTGAGTCAGAGCAGTCTCCACCTGCCTGGAGCGGCTAGCCTCAAGGATCTTGTCGGCATAGTACGTCCAGTCGGCTGTGAAGATGTGCCCGTAGACCTTCTGGACGTAGGCAGGTTCCGGCCTGCCCAACTTTGCAGACTCAACCTGACAGAAGACGTAAACGTCAGGCTGATCCTGGTCTACGGCAGCGGTGATTAGTTCAGCCAGTTGCATAGCGTTACCCGGCGTGAAGTCGTCAACGGTTACCTTGGTGAAGGCTTCTTCGGCTACGTCACGGCTCCATAAGGCGCGGTTAAGTAAGCCGTCCTCAAATTCTTGCATTAGTTCATCCTCCCGTGTGAGCAGGAACAGCGCTTGCCCTCTGGTATGGCTTTTCTGCCACACCATGAGCAATCAAACGTCGCTGTACCCCTAGTGGTGGTTATTGATGGTTCTTGATGGTTATTAGGCAGGGGATTTCCGGTGTCGTAGGAACTGTGGTTCCTATTGGTAGGAACTGTGGTTCCTGCGGAAATCTTTTCCGGTGGAACTGTGGTTCCTGTGGATAACTTGATAGGTAGCAACTGGTATCGGTTGTTGCCGCTGTTCTCAATAACGCGCACAACACCATCGGCCACAAGAGTTTTCATAAGTGACCTAACATGGCGCTCAGTACAACGGCACTTCTCAGCAAGTTTCTTCTGCGTTGGAAAGCAGTACCCGGCGTCGTTGGCGTAGTCGGCCAGCGCCAGCAGCAAAAGTAACTGCGTGCCGTCATACGGCGCGTCGCGCCAGTATGAGGACATGATGGAGATAGACAATTCGGTGTACCTTTCTCTATGGGGGGCCAGGGATTGACATGGCCCCTGGCCCCCCGATCTTGGCTAGAATTCTAGCGTCACGGGCCGCAGTACGATCCGCGCTTGGTGAACTTAGGTTGATCCTTCCAAGAGTGCAACTCAAAGGCAGCATCTCGTAGGGAACCTTCAGCCATGCCAAACTCTTCGTAGTTAAGAGTCTCTAGCAATTTCATGGCTAAGTCAACGTGCCCGATGGCAGCCTCTATGTCGGCGCGATCAGAAAGGTGAGACATCTTGCTCCCAATCGTCGGTCGCGCCAAGCGCGGCCTTCGCTGAAGCGATGTTCGCCTTAGCGTTGTCCATGCTTTTAGCGCGACGAGGCCAGCGGCTAGACAGACCAATGGAGTCATCCTGGTCACCCACGCTAATCTCCACGGTGGAGCGCTTCTCGCCGTCTTTCTCAAACTGACGCTCCCGTATCTTGCCGGACACAAACACGGTGTCACCCTTGCTCGCCCCAGCCTCAATGAGATTGGTGGCGAAAGGATCCCACACGACTACGTTGAAGAACGAGGAGTCCCCGTCAACCCACGAGCCGTCAACCTTCTTGCGTGTTTTAGCGACGACGCGCAACTTCACCATCGTCTTTCCGCTGTCAAGGAACTTGGTTTCTGGATCCATGACAACATTGAACTCTCCGTGCAGCCTTGGTAAAGGCATAACTATTCCTTTCTTCCGAACGGTCGTTCAGAGGATATCTGGTCAGCGTGCGCCCGTAGTAACTGGACGAAACCGGACATCCTCATCCCGACTATGGCGTTATCTACGCCGTTTGTGGTGTGGTTGTAACGTATTACCGCTGTAAGATCATCGCCTTCCGGCAGCGCCTTCTCAAAACGATGCCAAACTGTGTCTGCGATTAAGTTAAAACGGTATGGTGCTGGTGCTTTTATTACGTTACCGCTCCATTCTATCATAGGTATGTCAGTAGCGCGAGTTAAGTAGCGTGCAGAGGAGATTCCTCTATCTCTACGTTTACCCACCGATGTACCTAGCACGCAGGACGGCGCGGTTTCGGTAGCCCTTGTCGTTCTGTGGGCCACACATTTCAGAGTGAAATTCCCATGCGTACTTCATGTACTCAGCACGCTTGTCAGGAGCGATGTCGTCGGGGACGAATGAGGTGTAAGCGCCGCGTCTCATCTGACCGGCAACGCTGCTACTCCACTCGCCTAAAACAAACCACTCGCCGGGGTTTTCTTTCAGGTGCTTTACTGCTTCACGCCAGAACTCTTTACTGCGCCGCTTTGCTTGCGGCGGGTCAGACTTCTCCAGCATTACTTTTCCTTTCTGTGACAACGGCACGAACAGGCTCTCTGTATGCCGTAAACTTCCCAAGTGGGGCCAGGGCAGCGTTCACACTCAGGCTGCTGCCCCGCCCACTTCTTGCACCAGGACGACGTACTCATCAGTCTCCCGGCTCGTGGTTCTCAAGCAACCACATAAGGTAAGCCTCTTGTGACTTGATAGTGACCTCGTAGCCCTCACGAGCCATCTTCATAACAGCGCTCGCTACAACAGCATCAGCATGGGGGCCTTCGGCAACACCGAACGGCATTGTCTTGGTGTCCCATATTTCTGGGATGAACGGGTCGCTCTCCCAGTAGGTTCCACGGTCGCTGTCTACTTCGTACACGGTGACTTGTTTCATTGCTACTCCTAGA